GGAAGTCCTAGGCCGTGGCCTTGTGGTCACGAGTCGAGGCCGATTTGGAAAGAAGCAGCTTGCACAAAGTGCGAGTCTGCTCTACCAACTGGTAGCGAATCGTTAGTACATAGCTACGGCTAGTTACCGTGGCATCTTCGTATGGACAATGCCCTGACCATCAGCACCCTGACGTTTACCGGCTCTGCCGGAACTCTTCAGGATGGATCGAGTCGTCGTGAAGTTTCGAGGGGTGTGAACCTCCCGGAAGTTCTGACGATTAAACATACTGACGTTGTTGACAGCCGGACGAAAGTCCGTCAGCGCAAAAGCGTCGTTATCTTCGATCGGTACGTGGACACTGACGGTGGATCGGAGCTTCCTCCGGTCCGCGCAGTGCTCACTGTCTTCAGGCCTCTTGACACACGTGTTGTGTCCGCCGACGTCCAAGCGGTCGTCGAACGGCACATCCACCTGTTGCAGGAGGACGATTCGGGTCTCAACAAGGCTGATGCGATATTCGTCAACGAAGAGCAGTAATGCTCCAGTTGACGAGGTCGCACTAGCCACCGCAAAGCGGTGTTGAGGTGCCCTTACAGAAGAACCCTAAATGGGTTGGACTATGACTCGTCATAGTCATTAATCTAGAAACAACAAATAGCTGTCTCATGAAAAATGACAACGATAGGCCAGAAATCCGACCCGGTCGGTCAGGTGTTCACAGCAAATCGCTGTGGTCCATACTCAATGAGTGTGTTAAACACCTGCTAGTCGATGTTCGAGTACTTACGGGCATCCATTTGGACGCTCCTACGTTACTTGAGCAATCTTGGTTCCTCAATGAGGGACCGAGACTAGACAAGGAACTACTGTGTTACCTTGAGAATCCGGACCAGAAATGGCCCGATTTCCCTGAGTGGCTCACGCCGCTCACGGAAGAGCTAAGAGGCCTCGCGCTCTTTGAGCAAGAGGATGACCTAGCTAGTACCCGTAAGGGTACTCTTCTCATGGCGATACGGCAAGTGCTTGTATTCGGCTATAAGCTCGAGCTCGAACCAACACATGAACAAATCAAAGAAGCTGTCGAAGCTTTCTGCGATGTTGAGACCGGTTTGGTGGCCTTTGACACGTACTTTAGTGTACGTGGTTCTGAGCCGCTCTTCCGATCCGCGCGCGCGATTATTGGCCGCTGTATTGCGACCTGTAATTGGCAGGAGATCATCCCAAAGCACGGGCCCGGCTCGGTTTATCCGAGTCGAAAGGCCAGTGCCAAAGGAGCATTCTCCACCGTCTACGAAACCTTAGAGCAAGAGTATCCTTACTATGACTACTTCAAGGCTGTCGGCCATTTCTGGCCAACTGCTAAAGAAGCTGCTAGTGAGGACTCAGCTCCGGTTTCGCGAATAATCGCGAAGCTGATGTTCGTTCCAAAAGACTCTCGCGGGCCGCGCACTATTTGTGTGCATCCTGCTGAAGCCATTTGGATACAACAAGGGCAACGATCTGTCCTCGAACAGGCTATTATGTCGTCTTCCGCGG